CGACCAATCGGACACCGACATCCTCGACGGCCTCCCGCTGCTCATCGACAGGAACGTGAACGGGCAGTACGTGATCTCGGGGCTGCCCGTGGGGACCTTCTTCGCGGTGGACGACACGAACCAGGGGACCCAGCCGACCCGGTACTCCTTCGGCACGGACCACACCCTCTACTACGCGGACCCAACGCAGTGAACCCACAGTACCTCTACAAGCGGGACTGGGCGCTGACCGTGGGCATCGGCTCGTCCACTACCGGGAACCGGTACACCGGCGTGCGGGTGGTGTTCGACATCAACAAGACGTCGGACTCCTCGTCGAACAAGTCGAAGATCGAGGTCTACGGGCTGCAGGCGCAGACGCGCCAGTCGTACCAGGCCGCGAGCGTCAGCGACGTCAAGAGCGCGCTCCAGGTAAGGCTCGACGCCGGGTACGAGGGGCTCGTCCTTCCGATCTACATCGGCGACGTGAGGCTCGTGACGAACAGGAGGGAGGCGGCCGACGTCATCACGACCTTCGAGTGCGGGACGGCGGAGAAGCAGCTCCTGCTCACCCACTACGACCAGACCTACGGCAAGGGGACGACGCTGCTCCAAGTGATCAAGGACCTGGCCTCCGCCCTACAGGTGGACGTCGCCCCGGTGAGGGGGGTGCCGAACGCGACGTTCAACTTCGGCTTCGCCGCCACGGGGACGGTCTCCAGCACGCTCGACAGGGTGACGAAGTCGTTCGGCCTCCAGTGGTCGGTGCAGGACGGCGTGCTCGCCGTGTACCCCTTGGGCGCCACGAGCGGGGTGCCCACGGCGCGGGCCATCGTGCTCAGCGAATCGACGGGGCTCGTCGGCGTGCCCTCCAAGAACGAGGGGAACACGGGGCTCACGCAGTTCCAATCGCTGCTCAACCCCTCGCTCGTTCCCGGAACGCCCGTGCAGATCTTCTCCGACACGATACAGGGCGAGTACTTCGTCATCCGCAACGCGCGGTTCCAGGGGGACACGCACGGGAACAACTGGACGGTCGACTGCCAGGCGACGAGGATAACGGTGACGCAGACGACGAGCGCCAACATAGGACTGGGGACCATCGCGTGAGCTACAACCCATACGGAACGGACGAGCAGAACACGCAGGGCGAGAGCCAGCCGCTCGACCAGATACTCAAGGACGCGATCGACGCGAAGCTCTACGAGCTGCACACGTGCCTCCCTGCCGAGATAACGGCGGACGAGGGGAACGGCTTCGTGACCGTGCAGCCGCTCCTCAAGAAGCAGTACATAGACGGCACGGTGACGCTCCCGCCGGCGATCCAGGGGGTGCCGGTCGTCGTTCCACGTGGAACGGACTACTGGGTGAAGCTCCCCTACAAGGTGGGCGACACGGGGCTCGCGATCTTTTGCGAGCGGTCGATCGACAACTGGAAGGTCTCCGGCGGGCAGGTTGACCCGATGGACACCCGCAAGCACGACATGACCGACGCGGTATTCGTGCCGGGGCTCTTTCCGCACAGCGAGCCGATAGGCGGTCCGACGGACGAGCTGACGCTCCACAACGGGGACATGGAGGTCGTGATCCAGAAAGGCGGGACGATCAAGGTCACCAACGGTGTGAACGAACTCATCGACCTGCTCGACCAGCTGCTCGACACGCTGATCAACAAGACCTTCACGACGACGCTCCTGGGGCCGGAGCCGTTCATCGCGTCGACGAACCTACTTCTCACCCAAATTCGCCAAAAACTTGATACTCTGAAGGGGAGCTGAAACGTGGCAATGACACCATCGGGGAGGGCGGACGCCATCTACAACGCGATCGAGAACTCAAGCGCGCACTTCTCGGAGTTCTCCGTTTCGGAGAAGGCGGCGCTGAAGGCCCAGATCCAGCAGATCTTCGGCGACGACGGCTCGGGCAACGGTGACCTGACCTACATCCAGGGGAACGCCGACGTGCTGCCGGCGTCGCACTCGGGGCCGTCGCTGAACAACCCGGCGGGACAACCCGTCGCGACCACCGGTACCGCCACGGCGCAGTCGGGGTTCACCACCGCGCCGGAGACGATCGACGGGATGGGGAGCGTGCAGTAATGCCCGACATACAGCTCGACCTCAGCCCCGTGTCCCCGACCTTCGGCGACCTCGTGATCGAGGGCGGCGACCTAGTCATAACCTCGACGACCATCGACGACGTGAGGCAGAGCGTGCTGCAGAGGCTGCGCATCTTCCTCGGCGAGTGGTTCCTCGACAACACGATAGGGCTCCCGTACTTCCAGCAGATCTTGATCAAGAACCCGGACCAGTCGAAGATAGACGCGCTCTTCCGGGACCAGATACTCGGGACGCCGGGCGTCATAGCGCTCAACTCGTACTCGTTCCAGACGGACTTCGCGACGCGATCGCTCAGGCTCAGGTTCAGCGCGCAGTGCACGACCGGCACCGTTGACTACGAGGGGTTGGTGACGGTCTAGCAAGGGGGTAGAATACGGCATGGCAACGACGTACGGACTCACCGCACAGGGATTCGTCCCCAAGCGCCTCTCGACGATCGCCTCCGAGATAGAGGCCTCGCTGAGGACGGCCTTCGGCCAGAACATCAACCTGCTGCCGGAGTCGGTGTTCGGACAGCTCGTGGGGATCTTCTCCGAGCGCGAGGCACTCCTGTGGGAACTCGGGGAGGCCGTGTACGCCTCGCAGTACCCCTCCGGTGCCGAGGGCACCTCGGTCGACAACATCCTGGCGCTGAACAACCTGAGGCGCCTCGGCGCGACACCCACGATAACCTCGCCGACCGAGAACAACGTGCCGGGGCTCGTGCTGTACGGAACGCCCGGCACGATCGTGCCCGCGGGCTCGATCATATCGGTCTTCGGGACACCGACAGTCCAGTTCTCGCTCGACGCCACGGTGACCATCGGAAGCCCGGTGGACGCCGTGCAGGCCATCGTGTTCTCGAACGTCCCGGACACGGGGCAGTTCACGCTGTCGATAGACGATCCCTCCGGGAACACCCTCACGACGCCGGTGATCCCGTACGACGCCCAGGCCGCGCTTTCGGTCATCGGCTTCAGCTCGGTCCCGGTCACGGGGAGCTTCCAGATCACGCTCACCAAGGGCGGGGCAGCGCTCACGACGGCGGCGATCCTTTACACGGACAACGCGGCGGCGGTCCAGGCCGCGATCCAGGCGCTCTCGGGCTACGGCTCGGCGACCGTCTCGGGCGATTTCACTGCGGGATTCACGATCGACTGGGGGGCCACGACGCAGCCGCTGGTGACCATCACGGCGAACACGCTGGGGGTCACCGCCACGCCGGTCGACTCGCTCCAGGCACAGATCAACAACCTCTACGACTCCTCGGACCTTGACTACCCGTACACAGACGTCCTCGTCAGCGGGAGCTTCACGGTCGGCTTCATGGTCTCCTTCGGCGCGGGATCGGTGCTGGGCTCGAACCCGTCCTCGGGCGACCAGCCGCAGCCCGACTTCGTGGTCGCCTCGAACAGCCTCCAGCAGGGGATCACGGTGACGAACATCAGCGTGACGACGACCCAGGCGGGGCTCAAGGCGCAGGCGATCGGAAGCGCCACGTGCACGGCCACGGGGCCGAACTTCGTGCCGGCGAACACGCTAAACGTGATCGGCAGCCCGGTGTCCGGGTGGGACTTGGTCACGAACCCGTTAGACTGCCTCACCGGCACCAACATCGAGACCGACACCGAGGCGCTCGCGCGCAGGACGACGCTTCTCGCGGCGCAGGCGAACGGCCCGCTCCAGTCGATAGTGGAGAAGGTGGCCCAGGTCCCCTTCGTCACGGCCGCCATAGGGTTCGAGAACCTGACCCTCGCGGCCAACCAGCTAGTCGAGTTCTCGGCGGTGCCGACGGCCGGAAACTTCACGCTCCAGGTCGGTGGGCAGAACACGCCGAGCTTCTCGTACACGGACGACGCGGGATCGATACAGACGGCGATACAGGCGCTCCCGGGCCTCTCCGACGTGCTGGTGACCGGCAGCTTCTACTCGGGGTTCACGATCGACTTCAACGGGGTGGACGGGGGGCAGCAGCAGCCGCTCACGGCGGTCGTCGCGAACACGCTCACCGCCGGCGGGGCGGTCAGCATCACAACCTCGTTCTCAAGGCCCGGCAAGTCCTTCGAGATCGTGGCCCAGGGCGGGAGCGACCAGCAGATAGCGGAGGCGATCTACGGGGCGAAGCCCGCCGGGATCGAGAGCTACGGCTCGACCTCGGTGCAGATAACGGACGCCTTCGGAAACCCCTACAGCATCGACTTCTCCAGGCCCACGCCGGTCGACTTCTACGTGGTCATCGCGCTCTCGACGGACCTGTACAACGGGGCCGTGCCGAACCCCTCGGCGAAGTTCAACCCGCAGAGCGTGCAGACGATACAGCAGGACATCGCGGCGATCGGGAACGCGGTGCCGATAGGCGGGCTGGTGGTAGGCTTTGGCTCCGACGGCCTCATAGGGGCCTTCAACAACGTGCCCGGGATCAGGTCCTACACCCTTTACTTCGACCGCGCGCCGGCGCCCTCGACCAACACGAACGTCCAGCTGCAGGCGAAGGAGCTTGCCCTGTTCGAGACGTTCAACATCATAGTGAGCTACACGTGATCGTCACCGAGATAACGAACCACGTCCAGCAGGCGCTCGACAGGTTGATGCAGCAGTACAAGGGCAAGCCCAACCTCCAGGCGCTCATCACGGCGATCGTGGACCAGGTGCAGGACATCGAGGACGGGATCTACCCGCTGGACGCCGGCCGGCAGTTGTGGAATGGGACGACCTACCCCTCGGTGGGCGCGCAGCTCGACGGCATCGGGGAACTCGTCGGCGTGGCCCGCAACGGGCTGTCGGATTCGGTCTACCTCATCTTCATCCTGGGGACCATCGCGGAGAACTTCTCCGACACGACGATCGAGACGATGCTCAACATCATCGGGATACTCTTCCAGAGCGAGCACGTGTTCCTCAAGGAGCTGTACCCGGCGGCCGTGGCGCTGGAGGTAGGTACGCCGCTCACCGATCCGTCGCTCTTCGACCGCGTGCTCGCGATCGTCGAGGCGTCGCTCGGGGCGGGCATCGGGCTCGCGTTCGCCGGGACGTTCACGACGGTGGACGACTTCGCTTTCGCCGGACCGGACACCACGAGCAAGGGGTTCGCCGACCCACTCATTCCAGGATCGGGCGGGAAGTTCGCGGTGCCCGTCTTCACGAACACGACACTTTAGGGGGAATAGAATGCCGACGAAGCCAACCTCGTACCTCGACTGGGTCCCCTCCGGGAACCCGCTCTACATAACCGACCCTCCGACGGCGGAGAAGGCGGTGGGCTGGTCGCCGAACGAGCGCCCCTTCCCGACCTACATGAACTGGCTCTTCTACACGACGGACCAGTGGATACAGTACCTCGACCAGGCGGTGAACGAGGACGTTTCGGAGCTGAACCTCGACCAGACGACGAGGCTCATCAACGGGGGGTACTGGTCGTGGGACCTGTCGACCGCGACGCTCGCGTGGGACGACGACTTCCAGGTGGCGATTCCCAGCATCCCGGACGCGAACAACGACGCGGCGGCGGGATCGGTGGTGCTCGCCGACGGCCAGGTGGCGTACGTCTCGGCGAACATCCCCTTCACGACCCAGGGGGACACGCAGAACCTCTCGAACGAGATCACCGGCATAGCGTACTTCAGCGGCATCGTCATCGGGCAGACCGTCACCGGGTCCGGCATACCGACCTCGACGACCGTATCGTCCATCGACGAGCCGAACGACAAGATAGCGATCTCGAACAACGCCACGGCGACCGCCAGCGCGGTCAACCTGACCTTCTCCGGCGTGGGCGCCCTGAACGTCTCGGTGGCGAACAGCGAGGACCTGCTGCCGTCGCCGAACACGATAGTCCTCGCGCGCAGGGTCGGCGACAGGGTGTACGTCGGCGTGAACGCCTTCTACATGCCGCTCCAGGACCGGGAGTCGAAGAGGCTCTCGCTCCAGGGCTTCGCGCTCACCTTCGAGGCGACCGCGGGCGAGAACCTCTCCCAGCGGGACGCGGTGTACGTGTCCGACGGGACCGGGGTGGACTCGGGGAGGACGGCCGGAAGGCTCTACAAGTGCGACGTCGGGGTCACGAACGGATCAAGGCGCTCCGGGTTCACCGGCTTCGTTGCTACCACCGTCCTCTCGGGCGCGACGGCGACCGTCGTGGCGCACGGGCTGCTCGGGGGCTTCACCTCGCTCTCGGAGGGGGACACGTACTACGTCGATCCGACGACCCCGGGGGCCATAACGGGCACGAAGCCGAACACCTCGGGGCAGTACCTGGCCCCGGTGGGACTCGCGGTCTCCGCGACCCAGGTCCTCATCAACGCCGCGCTGTCGTCCGGGGTGACGCTCATCTCGGGCCAGGTCTCGCGCGGGATAGGGGAGAACGGGGAGCAGACGATCAGCGCGAACCACACGCTCGACTCGGCGACGGAGGACGGGACGATCTTCCTTTGCGACACCTCGGGCGGGGCGTTCAACTTCACGCTCGACTCCCCGGTGAACAACACGAAGTTCACGATCAAGGACAAGACGGGGTCGTTCGCCACGAACCCGGTCACGATCGTAAGGTTCGGCGCGGAGCAGTTGGAAGGGCTGGCGTCGAGCTTCATCTGCGACGCCGATTGGGGATCGTGGACCTTCGTCTGCGACGGGACGAACTACTACTTGGCGGTTTAAGGGGGAAACGATGGGAAAAGCGAACAGGGTCGTGAAGACCTTCCTGGCCGACGGCAGCTGGACGGCGCCCGCCGGGGTCACGTCGATCAGGGCGAGGTGCGTGGAGGTGCTTGACCCGGAGCTTTGGACGACGGCGGACGCCGCCCACATGCTCGGTATCAGCTCCTCCGAGGTGAGCGCCACCGGGGGAAACGGATTCGCGTGGGGGTTCAACAGCAGCGGGGAACTCGGAACCAACGACGTCACGCCGAGGTCATCCCCGACCCTCGTGGTCGGAGGACTGACGTTCACGCAGATGAGCGGCGGGAACAGCCACTCGCTCGGGCTCGCCACGACCGGCTTCGTCTACTCCTGGGGGAGCAACTCCCACGGGGAACTCGGGGTGGGGACGGTGACGGCGATATCCTCGCCGGTGCTGGTCGCCGGGATCGGCGGAATAGGCGCCTTCCGCGCCGTCGCCGTGGCGGTGGGGCTTCTTTCGAGCTTTGGCATATCACCCCAGGGCGACGCGTACGGATGGGGACTCAACCTGAACGGTCGGCTCGGGGACGGAACGGTGACCGCCAGATCGTCGCCGACCCTGGTCGTCGGCGGGTACAAGTTCAGAAAGCTCTCCCCCAGCGGGGATCAATCCACCTACGGGTTGACTCCGGACGGGGACGTCTACGCGTGGGGAGGAAATCCCAACGGACAGCTCGGCGACGGAACCGTCGTGTCGAAGTCGTCCCCGGTCCTCGTCATCGGCGGGATCAAGTTCACCGACGTCATGGCGGGGAACGACCACGTGCTCGGCCTCGCCTCCGACGGCTCGGTGTACGCCTGGGGCGACAACGGGAACGGACAACTTGGCACCGGCGACACGACCCCGAGGTCGTCCCCGGTGCTGGTGGTCGGAGGTCTCAAGGCGGTGTCGATAGCGGCGGGGAGCGATTTTTCGTTCCTAGTGACGACGAGCGGCGACATGTATGCGTGGGGGGCGAATAGCGGTGGCCAGCTTGGCCTGAATAACGTCACGAGCAAGTCCTCCCCGGAACTGGTGGTCGGGGGGTACAAGTGGTTCAAGGCGATGGGCAACCAGGGAAACGGATACGGTTTATCACTTGCGGGGGATCTCTACGGCTGGGGGAGCAACACCCACGGTGAGACCGGCGACGGTGCTTCGCTGGCGACGTCGTCCCCAGTCCTGGTCGTCGGGGGAACGCGCTTTCAGGCGGCCGATAGGCTGCTCACCAACGAGGTCATCGTCGACGTCGTGCCGGGGACGACCTACTCGGTCACGGTCCAACAGCTCTTCGCCGCCTTCGGCATGCAACCGCTCGGTGCCCCCTCGCAACGGTACGTCGAACTGGAGTACTTCACCTGAAGTCGTGGCGCGACAGGGTGACGATCCCGGCCTTCATGCTGCCGGGCTTCCGCACGGCGGCCGCCGTGGAGCGGGGCGTGGAGAGGAACATCCTGCTCCGCACCTGGGGCGGGATAGGCGACCAGATCTGCGCCGAGCCCACGCTGCGCTACGCGCTGCGGTCGTTCAGGGACTGCGAGGTCTCTCTCGCCTCGGAGAGGCCGGAACTGTTCTCGCACCTGTCCTTCAAGCGCGTCTACCATATACCGGAGGAGAAGCCGGACTACGAGCGGTACCTCGTGCTCGACACCATAACGCCGATGGACGACTCGAACCTCGTCTGGCAGTTCATGAGCCACATGCTCGTCAACTGCGTGGACTTCCCGTCGCTCTGCGCGCTGCGCTGCCAGATCCCCGTGGCCGACAGGGAGGTCTTCCTCCCGGTCCCGCGCCAGAGACACCTCGCGCTCAACGACTTCACGAACGGGGTCTGCGTCCACCCCGGTAGGCACTGGCAGTCGAAGACGTTCCCCGCGGACTGGTGGAACGGCGTGCTCTCCGGGCTCCTGCGCGCCGGGAAGTCGCCGGTCATCGTCGGCGGGAAGACCGACGACAACCGAGGGACGGTGGACGTCGACACGACCGGATGCGTCGACCTGCGCGACAAGCTCTCGCTGACCGAGTCGATCTGGCTCCTCCAGCGTTCCCGCGTGCTGCTCACGAACGACTCGGCGCCGCTGCACATGGCGGCCTCCCGGGGATTCGAACACGCACCGGCCTGGATAGGGTACGTCGCCACCTGCAAGCACCCGGACATGATCACGCACTGGCGCTTCGGGCGCTGGGGACGGAGGATGCGGAACCTGGGGCTAGGGGGGATCTGGGACGTCGTCGACTACTGCCCGAACAGGGCGCAGGAGCTGTCGGCGGAGCGCGTCCCGGAGGAGACCCTGCTCTCCTGGCTGCCCGATCCACGGGCCGTCTCCGACTGGGCGATCGAGAGGCTTGGTTAGACCCGCCGTGCGTGCGACAATGGACTCCTTGGGGGGAAAAATGAAGAACCTTCTCTTTCTGGCGCTCACCCTTTCGCTGTCGGCCCTGGCCGAGTCCCCGCAACTGATACGGGCCCAGGCCCCGCTCAGCCTGACCTCGGGGACGATGTCGATCCCCGCCGCGAGCGGGTCCCAGAACGGCTACCTCAGCGCATCGGACTGGTCGAGCTTCAACTCCAAGCAGCCGGCGCTGACCACGGGCAACCTCACCTCCTCCACGACCGGGGTGTCGATCGGAGGCGGCACGAACGCCGTCATCGGCACCGGCACCACCGTGGACGTCCAGACCGCCAGCGCGAGCCAACCGGGGCTCCTCTCGGCCGCCGACTGGACGACGTTCAACTCGAAGCTGAGTTCCTACACGGAGACCGATCCGCTGAGCATCCACCTCGACGGCGGGAACAGCAGCGTAGACCAGTCGAGCTACGCCCTCAACGACAGCGGGGGGAACCCCTCGGTCGACTGGGACCAGAAGATCCTGTCCGACGACTCCACGAACGAATCGATCGGTTGGGGGACGAGGCAGTTCTTCGACGCGAACGAGGCACTCTCCGGGAACTACAACCTGAGGAGGCTCTACGACAGCTCGGAGAACGTCGCGATCGACTACCAGCTCAGGCAGCTGAAGGGACCAACGCAGTCGGTGATCGCCGACTGGTCGGTGCTCGACACCCTCTCGATCAAGTCCGGCGCGACCGACCTCATGGACCTCGGGAAGAGCGGTTCCGGGGCGGGGCTGATCACGATCCCCTCCGAGCAGGCGCAGGTCTTCCTCGGCGGAGGCACCGCGTCGCCCTTCGCCTTCAACACGACCATCTCGGCGGCCAGCTCGTCCTACAACCCCACGCTCACGGCGGTGGGCGGCGCCGGCAAGTCGGCGCAGCTCAACCTGATGGAGGCGAACGGAACGATCGCTGTTCCCACCGTGACGACCTCGGGACAGACCATCGGGTCTATCAACTGGTGGGGCTTCACCGGCGTGGCCGGCGCTACGAACGGGTACAACCTGGGATCGGCGATCATCTCCCAGGCCACGCAGGACTGGACCACGGGCACCAGCTCCAGCAACATGCTCCTTCAGACGACGAAGAACGGATCGACGGCGCCCAGCACGGTGATCCAGCTGCTCCACAACTCCTTCGGGGGAGGGCTCCTTGAGCTTCCCGACAACAACGCCTTCGTTATGGTAGGGGGGAAC